TTCTCCAAGCCGCCGGATGCGGGCAACAACTATCCAGACTTCATGCGGCAGCAGCTGATGGCTGCGGCGGCGGGGACGGGCACGCCTTACGAGATCCTCACCGGCGACATGCGCGAGGTCAACGACCGGGCGCTGCGTGTGGTGCTCAACGAGTTTCGGCGTCGGCTTGAGCAGCTGCAATTCGGTGTCTACGTGCACCAACTCTGCCGCCCAGTGCGGGCTGCCTGGATGGACATGGCCGTATTGTCGGGTGTGCTGGTGCTGGAGGACTACACCCAGCGGCGCCGTGAATACCTGCGTACTCGTTGGGTGCCGCAAGGTTGGGCCTACATCCAGCCCGTACAGGACGTACAGGCGCGGCGGATGGAAGTACAGGCGGGCTTCGCTTCACGCAGCGAGATGGTGCTGCGCACCGGCTATGACGCGGAAACGGTCGATGCGGAAAACGCTGCTGATCTGCAACGAGCCACGACCCTTGGCCTTAATTACAACACTCTCGACGCCGTCGTCACCAACGACGACAACAAGGAGCAATCATGAGCAAGAAAGCGCGCCCGCGCATTTACAACCGCGCAGGCAAGCAGGTGCAGGTGCAGGACAAAACCTGGTACGCCGTGCAAGCCAGCGGGGAGGCTGTCGAGCGTGTGATCGAAGTCTTCGTCTACGGCGAGATCGGCGCCTGGGGGATCACCGCCAATCAATTTGTACAGGACCTGCGCGCCATGGACGATGGCGTCTCGGAGGTGATCGCCGCGTTCAACAGCGTTGGTGGGGACCTGTTCGACGGCTTGGCCATGCACAATGCGTTGAGGCGCTTGGGCGCGCGGTGTACCGGGCGAATTGATGCCTTGGCCGCCAGTGCGGCCAGCGTGGCGGTGTGCGGCGCGCACAAGGTCGTCATCGCCGAAAGCGCGATACTGATGATCCATAACCCCTGGACCTACGCGGCGGGTGACGCCGAAGATTTCCGTAAGGTGGCTGACGTCCTTGACCAGACGATGGAAGCCATCATCGCGGCCTACAAGGCGAAGGCACCGAACATTGATGAGGCCGAGTTGCGGCGGCTGGTCGCCGCTGAAACCTGGTTGACCGCCAATGAAGCTCTGGCACTGGGGCTAGCCGATGAAATTGGCGACGGCATCAAGGTTAAGGCCTGTCTCGGCCAAGGTGGTGTGCTGCAGCGTTACCAGCATGCACCGGCTGAACTGCTGGCTCAGCTCGACGAGCCACCCGAGCCGGATCCGGAGCTGGAGCCGATCGATCCGCCATTAGTGCCGGTGGTGGTCGATTCGGCCAAGTTGGCACTGATGATCACCCAGCGTTGCACGGCGGCGGGCATCAGCAACCTGGTCGAGCCGCTGCTCAACTCGACCCAGCTCGAAAGCGAAGAGATTGTTCTGGCCGGCCTGGCACGCGCCAAGGCGGTGAATGATCTTTGCGTGGCGGCGCGTTTGCCGGAGTTCAGTGCCGAGTACGTTTCAGCGGGGCTGGATGCTGCGGCGGTCCGGGCGCGTCTATTCGACAAAATCGTCACCAGTGGCAAGGGCTTTGAAATCGATAACAGCCTGCCGCTGGACAACGACCCAGCACCGAAGGTGCTGGCCAAACAACCTGATCCCAACTCGATCTGGGCTTCGCGACAAGCGGCTCAATCTGGAACTGCGCACGGCGCGAAAGGAGCAAGACCATGAGCATCAAAAAAGAGCCGATCCACGCGGGTGAATTTCTCCTCTCCGAGGGCGCCGGGAACATCTCGCGGGAAACGATCAATGTTGCCGCTGGCCCTGCGCTGAATCCCGGCCAAGTCCTCGGTCTGGTGACGGCCACGGGCGAGTTCGCGCCGTATGATCCAGCCGCCGAAGACGGAACTCAGGCGGCCGTGGCGATCCTCTACGGGCAGTTGGGAGAGTCGGACATCGTGCGCCGTGGTCGCGCCGTGGTGCGCTTGGCCGAAGTCAGCGAAGTGCATCTGACTGGGCTTGATCCTGAGGCTGAAAAGGACCTGGCCACCCACTTCCTGATCGTCCGCTAAGACCATCAGCCGCGTTTACCCAGCCCGCCTTGAGCGGGTTTTTTCATTTCTGGAGAGTACCCATGGCCGAGATCGCCATTTTTGACGACGAAGCGTTCACCGTCACTGCGCTGACTGCTGCACTCAACGATCAACCCTATTTGCCAGGGCGCATCAGCGCTTTGGGCCTGTTTCGCGAGGAAGGCATCACCACCCTGACCGTACAGATCGAAAAGGACGGCGACACCCTGGCACTGGTGCCTGCCGGTGAACGCGGTGGCTCTGGCCTGGTGGTCGCGGCCAGCAAGCGCAACCTGATCCCGTTCAACACCGTCCATCTGCCGGAACGCTTCACCATCAAGGCCGACGAGATCCAGGGCATTCGCGCCTTCGGTACTCGCACCGAGCTGCAGGCGGTGCAGGATGTGGTCAATGCCCGCCTGGCCAAAGCGCGCCGTCAGTTGGACGCGACCCATGAGTTCCAGCGCATGGGCGCCCTCAATGGTCTGATCCTCGATGCTGATGGTTCGACGGTGCTGTTGGACCTTTACGACCGCTTCGGTGTGCAGCGTCAGAAGCTGCCCATGGGCTTGGCGGACCCGAGCACCGAGCTGCGGGTTAAGTGCGGCGAAGCACTGGATATGCAGGAAGACGCGCTGGGCAGCGTGACCAGTACCGGCTCTCGCGCCTTCTGCGGCAAGAACTTCTGGAACAAGTTGATCGTTCACAAGGCGGTCAAGGAAACCTACCTCAACAGCCAGCAAGCGGCAGCGTTGCGCGGTGATGCCCGTGAAAGCTTCGAGTTCGGCGGCATTGTCTGGGAACGCTACCGTGGCAAGGTGGCGGGTGTCTCGTTCGTCCACGACGACAAGGCGTTGCTGATCCCTGAGGGTGTGCCGGATCTGTACATCTCGGTGTTCGCTCCGGCGGACTACATGGAAACGGTCAACACTCAGGGCATTCCGTACTACAGCATGATCGAGCCGCTGCCGTTCAACAAAGGCATGGCCGGTGAAGCGCAGTCCAACCCGTTGCACCTGTGCACTCGACCGCGTGCACAGATCCTCCTGGAACTCTGACCGTGGGCTTTCGCGATCTGATTGCCGAGGTTGACGCGGTGGTGTTCGAAACGCTGGGCGACACGGCGAGAATCGAGGGCCGCGAGGAGCCGGTTCTCGGCATGTTCGCGGCGCCCTGGTTGCAGCCGAAGTTCGGCAAGCTCAACACCGGATTGCGTGAGCCCCGGTTTGAAATTCGTGTCAGCGACTCGCACGGTCTGGAGCAGGGGTTGTTGGTCACCGTCGAACTGCCGGAGCTGGACGGCGGCGGCGAGTACGATCTGCTGCAACTGGAACCCAGCGGTGACGGATTGGTCGCCTTGATCCTGAGGATGCGCGCATGAGCGTCGGTAGCTACTTCAAGCCATCGGCTGGTGGCGGGATGCTCTCCATTCAATCCTCGGCTGCGGATCTAAAAGCCTTCGAGGAATTCGCCAAGGTGGTACCGAAAGCGGCAGCCACGGCTCAGCGTCGAGCGATCAACAAAACGCTGGGTTGGCTGCGCACCCACATTGCCCGGGCCGTCAGCCGGCAAGAACGCATTGCCGTTGCGGCGGTTCGTCAGCGCTTGCGCAGTTACCCGGTCTCCGGCGGGGCCACCAGCGGCAAGTTGTGGTTCGGTCTCAACGCGATTGAGTCGAGCCGAATCGGCCGCGCACGACAGTCTGGCAGCGGTGTATCGGTTGCTGGGCGACGTTACCAGGGCGCCTTTCTGAAAAAGGTTTACGGCAACAAGCCCGATATCTGGATTCGTACGGCGAGCAAGCATTTCAACGCAGACGATTATCCCGATAGCACGGTGTCGTCGGGTGGCGGTGCCAGTTCGGGATGGGTCGCAGAAAACGGCGATCGCTTTCCGCTGGCCAAAGCCAAGGTGTCACTGGAGCAGGCGCGTCCGCACTTCGACACTTGGGTCAAGCGTGCTGATGCGCGTTTGCTGGAAATCCTGCAGCAGGAGTTCAACTTTGAGCTGCAGAAGTATTTGAAGGGGACGGCCAATGTCTGACGAGCCATTTAGTCTTGATCAGCTCTACCAGGCGATTGAACAGCACCTGCTGAACAGCCTATCGGGGATCAAAGCGGTGACGGCCTGGCCGAACATCAAGGATCGGATTGCACTGCCGGTGGTGTTCATTGAAATGGCCGAGTTGGAGCCTGGTAAAGACATTGGCACCGGGGAGACAACCCTGATTTGCAAGTTCGAGGCGCGGATCATCGTCGACCCAATCAAGCCTTACCATCATCAGCAGGCCGCGCACCTGGCGGCGCAATTAGCCGTGTTGCTGCGCATGCAAACCTGGGGCATTGCGGTCGAGCCTGCTGAGTTTGTCCAGGCCATGCAGGATTGGACCAAGCCGGAGCTGGATGGTTACGTGGTCTGGTTGGTGGAATGGACGCACCAAATTTATCTGGGCGTTGAGGAATGGCCGTGGCCGGACGAACCGCCGGGCTCGCTGGTGATTGATGTTGAACCGGGGGATGGGCCTGTTTCGCCGGAGAATCTGCCGTGAGCTATGCCAGTGCAGAGCATGACCGCATGATCGCAGCCATGTTGATGCCGTGCGTGGTGGTCGGGGTGGATCTGGCGGCGCCGGCGGTGCGGGTGTCGAACGGCGAATGGACCAGCGCCTGGGTGCGCTGGCACAGTCTCGCGGCCGGCAAGGCGCGGCACTGGCGGGCGCCAAGTCTGGGCGAGCAGGGGGTGTTGTTTAACCCCAGCGGTCAGGCCGGCATGGGCACCTTTATCCCGGGGTTGTACGGGGATGCTGGCGGCCAGCCGGATAACCGCGATCATGTGGAAGTCTGGCGGTTTGACGATGGCGGCTCGCTGATCTACGACTGGGCGGCCAAGAGCTACACCATCACCCTGCCCAGCGGCACGGTCACCATCAAGGTCGGCAGCACGCAGGTGGTCGTTACGGATAACGCCGTGTCGGTCAAGGTCGGTAGCACCGTGGTCACTGTTACGGATGACACCGTGACGGCCAAAGTCGGTGGCACCGAGGCGGCGTTGACCGCTGATTCGGTGGCGGTCAAATCGACGGCCATCAAGTTGACCGGCGCGGTGCTGATCGACGGCACGTTACACGTAACGCAAGCCGTCACCAGTGCGGCCTCGATCCTGGCGACCGGAGCAAGCGACAACCACCACACACACTAATCAATCACCTTTTGAGGCCCGCCCCGTGCGGGCTTTTTCATGTCTGGAGAAAACATGGCCAAGACCACCGAAAAGCCTGCCGCCGATCAGTTGCCGGCGGCGGATCTGCTGCTGAAGTTCCGCGACACGGTTTACACGTCGCGCACCCTGATCATCCCGGCCACCGGCCGCACGCTGTTGGTGGCCAAGGGCGAGGTCTCGGTGTCGGCGTCCGATGAGCAAGCCCTGAGCTACCTCAAGGCTCACAAAGAATTCGAGCCCCTGGAGTGAGTTAGATGATCGGAATGGATCGCCACACCGGCCAACCCATTTCCGGCATCGAGCACTTGCGGCAGTCCATGGCCGACATTTTGGGCACGCCGCTCGGCAGCCGCCGGCACCGGCCGGAATACGGCAGCAAGCTCAGTTCTTTTGTCGACTTGCCCGTTAACGCCGGTTGGAAAAGCTCGGTGCAAGCGGAGGCGGCCCGGGCCCTGGGGCGCTGGGAGCCACGCTTGAGGCTGGAGAGCGTGCGTGTGCTGTCGGTGCTGGGCGGGAAAATCAATCTGAGCATTGCCGGCGAATACCTCGGCGACGGCTTTCTGGTGGAGGTGAGCGTATGAGTGGCTTGGATCTGTCGGTGCTGCCGGCGCCGGAAGTGCTGGAGCCTCTGGACTTCGAAGACACTTACGGGGAAGGGCTGGAAACGTTTCGCGGCTACATGGGCGACAACTGGACCGCCACGCTGGAGAGCGACCCGGTGACCAAGGTGATCGAGGTCGGGGCCTACATCAAACTCGGTAATCGGGCCCGGGTTAATGACGCGGCCAAGGCCTTGCTACTGGCGCACGCCATCGGCAGTGACCTTGATCAGTTGGGCGCTAATTACAACCTCAAGCGCCTGGTGATTCAGGCCGAGGATCTGCTGGTGGTGCCGCCGGTGCCGGAGATCAAGGAAAAGGACGATCCGTTTCGCGAGCGCATTCAGTTGGCCTTTGAGGGGCTGACTACGGCGGGGCCGCGTAACAGCTACATCCTGCACGCGCGCAACGCCTCGGGGCTGGTGGCGGATGCCTCGGCCGAAAGCCCGTCACCGTGCTGCGTTACGGTAACGGTGTTGAGTTCGGAAGGGGAAGGGCTGGCCAGCCCCGAGTTGTTGGCCACCGTGGCGGCAGAGCTGGATGATGAAGACGTGCGGCCCCTCACGGACTTTGTGACGGTGCAGAGCGCCGAAATTATTCACTACCGCATCGACGCTATTTTGCACATGAACAGCGCGGGCCCGGAGGGCGACGCCAGTCTGACCGAGGCCACTAAACGCTTGGCGGCCTGGATCAATCCGCGCAAGCGCTTGGGCGTGGAGGTGGCGCGCTCGGCGGTAGACGCGCAGTTGCATGTCGCTGGCGTCTCCCGGGTTGAGCTGACCGGATGGGTGGACCTGGCCCCGAGCAAGGCGCAGGCGGCGTTCTGCACCGGTTACGCCGTGGTGCCGGCGGGGGCAACATGACCAGCCTGCTGCCGAGCAATAGCACGCAACTGGAGCGCGCCCTGGAGGCGGCGTTTTACGAACGCACGATCATCCCGCTGCGCACCCTCTACAACGCTCAAACCTGTCCGGTTCATTTACTGCCCCATCTGGCGTGGGCGTGGTCGGTCGATCGCTGGGACCATCGTTGGTCCGAGGCGACCAAGCGGGCGGCCATCGGTGCGTCGTATTACATCCATGCCCGCAAAGGCACGATCGGCGCTCTGCGCCGCGTGGTCGAGCCGCTGGGCTACCTGGTCGAAGTTATCGAGTGGTTCAAGACAGTGCCGAAGGGGGAGCCGGGCACCTTCGCGCTGAAGGTCGGTGTGCTGGACACCGGGATCACCGAAGAAATGTATCAGGAACTGGAACGCCTGATCGACGACGCCAAGCCGGTAACTCGGCACATGACCGGCCTCGATATCACGCTGGAAACCCGTTTAGACGCCTATGTCGGTATCGCTGTGTATGACGGCGACGAGATCGATGTTTACCCCTGGAACAATCCCGATATTGACGTGGTGATTCAGGGCTATCACGGCGTTAGCGAATACACCCTCGACGAATTGGACGTGTACCCCCATGGTTGATAAAAACTCTATATTCGGCGGCATGCTCACCATTCAAGGGGCCGCCAAGAAAACCAACTGCGATGCGCTGGGAATCCCTTGGGAGCCGCGTTACATGCTGATTGGCGATGCCAACGGCACCGACCCAGTGCCAAACCCTTCCCAGATAAAGCTGATCAACCAAGTCTATCGGGCTCAAATCAATCAACTGTACGTGTCTCCAACTGACGCCAATGTACTGATTGCCGAGCTGGTGTTGCCGCCCGACGTGGGCGGCTGGTGGGTTCGTGAACTGGCGCTAGAGGACAAGGACGGCGTGTTTTCCGCGGTCGCCAATGCTGCCCCGAGCTATAAGCCTCAGTTGGAACAAAATTCCG